CGATGACATTGTCCGCAAGGCTCCAAATGTCTATTACAATAGCTTTGACTTCAGAAAGGCAATGATGACCAACCTGCTCCTGCGCGGGAATGCCTATGTGCTCCCCATGCGTAACGGAGCAAGCCTATCAGGCATGGAGCTGATTGACAATGATCATGTAACTGTTGACACCACAAGCGGAGAGCTGATTTATCAGCTTCGCCTCAATAATGGTGTGAACATGCGACTCCTGCCAGAGCAGATCATCCACCTCAAGCTGTGGACCATTGACGGCATCAACGGAGTCAGCCCCATTGCCTACGCAAAGGAAACCATTGGAACGAGCTTGGCAGCTACGAAGCACCTGGGCTCTTTCTATGGTCGCGGTGCTACACCCAAAGGAATCCTTCAGATCCAGGGCACCATCCGTGACGCTGACCGCGTCCGTCAGATTGGTCAGCAGTTCGATGAGCGGTATGCCGGAGCGAATGCTGGAGGCACCGCCATCCTCACGGAGGGAGCAGAATACAAGCCTGTAGCCTTGAGCAACCGTGAGAGCCAGTTCCTGGAGACACTGCGCTTCAGCGTGGAGGAGATCTGCCGACTCTACAAGGTACCTCCTCACAAGATTGGCCACATGGAAGGAGCTGGGTATGCCAACAGCATAGAAGCCCAGAACGCTCAATTCGTGACGGACTGCATTCGTCCGATGGTGGAGATGATTGAGATGGAGTTCACCAACAAGCTCCTCTCTGGATCACGAAAGTTCAACCTGGACATGCGCGCGCTAATGCGTGGAGATATTATGACGCAGGTCCAGCGAAATGTATCTTATTGGAATATTGGTGTCATGTCAGCCAACGACATCCGGAAGGATGAAGGGATGGATCCGATCCTGGATCCGGAGGCAAATGAGTACAACAAGCCCATGCACATGTCACCACAAAATGATGTAACAAATGGAGAACAAGGAAACACGGAGCCTGCCCCTGCCCAGTGATGGAGAAGGAAGAAATATCTCAGGATACGCAGCCAATTTTCAGCCGTATGACATGGGTACCTTTAGGGAACAAATTGAGCCCTCAGCTTTTAGCAACCTGGACCAGTACGATATCCACGCCCTATTTAACCACGATTACGACCGAGTTCTGGCTCGCAGTAACCGAGGAAAAGGAACCCTGGCTCTACAAGTAGACGATCAGGGCCTTCGCTTTGCTTTTGAGCTTCCTGATACTTCCACAGGCAACGAGGTGCGAACCCTTGTAAGCCGTGGAGATGTCAGTCAGGCATCTTGGGCTTTTACCGTTAAAAAAGAGGAGTGGAAAGATGTCCGCTCCGATAAGCCCCTTCGTGTCATCAAGGAGGTAGGCGAAATCTTTGATATCTCATTGACTCCTCGCGGAGCCAACCCATCTACTTCCGTCGCTCTCCGTAGCTTGGAAGCAGCCATAAGTGAAACTATAGAACCCGAACAGCCGGAAGCTGTAATATCTGAAACCCCAGAAATGGAAAACAACGAAATCCATGAGGAGCGTGCTGCGAATTTCGTAGACGCATCCGCTGTGCAGGGTAAGCTCTCTAAATCAGAGCAGCGTAACCTCGCAAAATTCAACATTGTAAAGGCTTTGAATGAAGCTCGCAATGGTAAGCTATCAGGCCTTGAGGCTGAAATCAACCAGGAAGGTCTTGCTGAGCGTCGTCGCTTGGGCTTGGCTGATGGTGCAGACAACGCAATCCACATGCCCGAATTCGTCACGAAGCGGACGCAAGTGGTAGGAACGGCTAATGTCGGAGGTGACTTGGTATTTGACGAGCCTGGCCAGTTTGTAGATTTCCTCTACCCCAACACTCCTCTTTTGCAGCAAGTGTCTGTTTTTGAGAACTTGGTGGGTACGGTATCTTTCCCACGCCAGACCTCTGACTTCACGCTTAACTGGCAGACAGAGACAGGTGCTGACACTGCTCAGGACATCAACTTTGACACTGTCCAGATGTCTCCCAAGCGCGCTGTGATTACTGCCTCTATCTCTAACCAGCTTTTGAAGCAAGAGTACAGCCAAGGTATCCAGAGCCGTATCATCAACCAGCTGAACCTCTCTTTCAATAAAGGACTTGAGAACGCTGTCTTGAATGGTACTGGTGCATCCAACCAGCCTTCTGGTTTGTACACCTTATTGAACGGTGGCTCACAGGAGCTCACTTTCGCAGGTGCTATGACTTATGAGGATTTGGTAGCTATGGAGTCCGCTCTTGCTAACAATGACGCTCTTGCTGGCAACTTGGCTTACCTCACGCACCCTGCTGTGATGGCTAAGCTGAAGACCACCAAAGTAGACGCTGGTTCTGGCCGTTTCTTGGTTGAGGGCATGATGTCTCCTGCTATGACCGCCAACGGTTACACTGCTTTGACCACTACCTTGAGCCCAACCTACGCAGGTCCTGCCTACGGTGTTGCCTTCGGTAATTGGTCAGATTTGGCTGTTGGATTCTGGGGTGGTGCTTCATTGATCGTCAACCCTTACACTCAGATGAAGAGCTCCATCACGGAGATCTATCTGGAGCGTTTCATGGACACTGCGATCCTTCGCGATGAGTCCTTCGTCATGGCTCAAGATGTAACTGCCTAAACAATGGCCAACAGCATAACATACACGCCCCAGGCCATTGACCTGGCTGAGATCAAAGCCTTCTGCCGTGTAGACGGCTCAGCTGATGACTCACTTCTCACCTTCCTCTATGAGGCAGCGTGTGAGGAGGCGTTAAGTTATGCCCATGTCATTGCTGGAACAGCAACAATAACCGCGGACACAGTATGGGTGAGCTCTTATGAGCTCCCCTACTGGCCCGCTGGTGCCATCACCTCTGTCCATGTTTATGTGGATGGAGTTTCAACAGAAGACACGGAGTATGAGATCCTGGACGGAGTCATCACTCCAAGCATAGGATCCGAGGGAGAGCGCATGGTGATTGTGTACACCGCAGGCTTTGCAGCTATGCCTAAGGACCTCAAACACGCGATATATCAGCGCGTGAAATTCGCCTTTGATTTTGGGGATGATGTGCCCTATGATAAGAGCCGTTTCTTTGATCGTATTGTGGGACGCTATCGCAGGAATTTTGCATGACCTTAGATCGCAGAGTCACACTATACGCACCCACTACCTCTCAAAACAATAGTGGGCAGGTGAAGCTCACATTTGTGAGCCAGGGAGATTTCTATGCCCAGGAGGTCATTCCCGGTCTGGAGGTCGCAGGCAGTGAGGCTTTTGTCAACGATCAGATCCAGAGCCAGTACATTGTAAACTGGAGATTGCGATACAATGCAAACATCTCAGCAGATTGGAAGCTGGGGTACAACAGTCAGTACTTTGACATCATCTCCGTGGTCCCAGAAGGACGCAAGAGATATGTCTTAGTAAAGACAAAACTGCGCGACAATGGCACGCTCTAATGTCTACCTACGCAGTCAATCAGGACGCACAGAGAGCTTTGAGGAATTCCGTCAGCGTTTACGCAAGCTGGGTACCTCAGAGACCATGCGATTCCGAGAGGTGCGCAAGCTTTTACTCAAAGAGGCTCAGCCTCTGGTGACAGAAGCCCGAAATCTCGCCTATCAAGGCAGTGATGAACCCAAAGGCATCCGCATGAAATCGCGGTCCGCTCTTGGGGCTAAGTTTTACAACCTTTACGGCTCAATCAATAAGTGGGCAAACAAAGGGACACAGAAGGCTTATGTTGTGGTGGGCCTTCGCGGTCAAAAGAAAGGTGGAGCCTATTACGCTATCTGGCAGCTCTTTGGAGGTACTTCCAAAGGATTCAAGCCAAAGGATTTCATTGGAGAAGCTGCTGACAGCACTGATGTGATGGAAAAAGCTCAGAAGATGATGCAGAGGCATATTCAAAAACGCATAAATTCGGTATTGCGATGAATTACCTCCAGTACGTTTTTGACGCGGTCAACACTTCAAGCACAGCAGATGTGTTTGCAATAGCTGCTCCGCAAGGGATCACAGATGACCACATTGTCATCCAGATCCAGAGCATTGATATCACCGAGAATAAGGACCTTGAGCCTCAGGAAAATATCAACGCCACACTCTTTCTACACTTTGCCGATGCAGACGATGCCCAGGCAGAGCTCACCACAATCCGCGATCTGATCAAGACGGATGTGGACTACCTCACCGCCACATTGGACGGTGTTCAGTTTTTTTATGACGATGTAAACCAGCGCATACTGCTGGCAGCTGACTTTTTATTCATTCTAAAACCATAATACTATGGCATCTATTTCTGGCGGAGAGATCCGCGTACTACTCTCCACGGACGGAGGGACCACTTACAAAGGCTTTGCATTGGAGTCAGATTGCTCATTTGAAATGAACGCTGAAACCCGCGAGGTGACTAGCAAAGATGACGCGGTATACCGTTCCTACGTTACCAGCGCCAAGAACTGGACCATCTCTGGATCCGCTTTGTTTGGTGATGATTCAGCTACCAGCTGGAATCCAGATGATCTCTACGCTTCTATTGGTGCAGAGGTAGACATCAAAATCACCCAGTGTGCTGCTGGTTCCGTTACACCTGCAACTGGTGAAACGAAGATTGAAGGTGCTGCTATCTTGACGCAGCTTTCTGGATCATTCCCAGACAAAGAGAACGGCACATACAGCTTCAGCCTACAGGGCACTGGAGCTTGGACGATAGGCACTAACTAATAAACCAAAGGGAAAATGGCACAGTTTAAATTAGGCGCAGCCCTCTTTTATGAGGAAATCACTGGCAAGAGCATGACAGAAATCGGTACGCCAAAAATGACGGACATGATTTACCTGGTCTACGCTCAGGAATACTGGGATAAGGATGACCGGCCCAGCTTTGACGAATTCAAGAAAGAGATCTCCGCAAAGGATGTCTCCGAGATCAGTAGTGCCTTGAACGGCCCTTTTTCCCCGAGGGAGGCCCAGTAGATATGCTGGGTCTCCTGATCGGGAGGCTGGGATTGAACAAAGCAGATGCCATGAGCCTGACCAAGGCCCAATTTGAAGCCGTAATAAAACACGGCCTTGAAGGGTATCAGGATCAATGGAAACGGACCAGATGGCTGGCCACAGTCCTGGTCAATATAAGTGGCAAGAGCGTGAAGCGCACAATCACGGAGACGGAACTGATGCGCTTTGAAAATGAGAAGAAAAACAACGGATTCAAAGAATTCCTGAAAGCACATGGCGCAAGATATAAGGAGTAAGGTCATTCTGGGAATGGATGTGAATGAATTCCGCAGGGGTATCACCCAGGTGGACAATTCTATCAAAGGCATCTCAAAACAATTCCAGAACCTTGGCGGTCTTATTGGTGCTTCCTTTGCTGTCAGCCAGATCCAGGAATTCGTCTCTGAATCCTTAGACCTGGCCATGAAGGCCGAAGGCATTGCCACCGCTTTTGAGCGCATTGGTAATGCTGCGAACATGGAGCAGCTGCGGTCCTCCGTACAGGGCACCGTCAGCGACTTGGAGCTCATGCGCCAAGCTGTAACAGCTGAGAAGCTGGGTATACCTATTCAGGAGTTTACCAAGTACCTCTCATATGCCAAAAAGCAGGCTAATGAGATGGGTGAGAGTGTTGACTACATGGTGGACAGCATTGTGAAAGGTGTGGGCCGTCAGTCAACGATGATCCTGGACAATTTGGGTATCTCAGCCAAAGCAGTGCAGGAAGAGCTCAAAAAGGGCGGAACCTTTGCCGAGGCCGTGGGCCGTATCATCCAGCAAGAAATGGGTGGGGCAAATAATACTCTACTCACTACACAAGACCGACTCCTCCAGCAGAAGGCAGCACTGGAGAACATAAAAACGGAATTGGGCCAGAAGCTCCTTCCTGTTTATGAGGCAGTGCTTGGCTGGTTGAATACTGCACTTGGGCATATCAATCGCCTTTTCAGTTCACAGCTTACTTTCTTTGAGAAGCTGGCATATTACGCCTCTTACCTGGACACTGCCAACGGAGCCCTCATTCGCATGGGGATTGAGGCAGAAGCTGCAGGGCGTGAAGCTGCAACCCTTGGCAATGAAGCTGCCAGAGTGGGAGAAGGATTTCAGACAGCTGTAGCTGAGGCGAAGGACCTGCACAAGGAGCTAAAAAAGGTTAGCAAGATCAAGCTGGAGTTCGGCACCTTTATGCCAGAGGACAAGGGACTCAAGAGCACAGAGGCAACTGCCATCCCATTGTATCAACCAGATCCTTCTGTATTTGGAATCATCCGTCAAGGAGAATATGCAGCAGGATCTTTGGACATGTGGAATGAGTCCATGAAGGGACTCAATAAGACCACATATGAGTGGGCAGAGCAGATGCGCGTGGTCAATTTCATTGGGGAGCAGTTTGGTGATATCCTAAGCGCAAGCTTTGACGCTTCCATCATCAGAGGAGAGAACTTTTTCAAGGTGATGGTTGAGGGACTCAAGGCATACATTGCCAAGATGATCGCAGCAGCAGCTGCAACGGCAGCCTTGGCCATTGCCATAGTGGCTGTGACTGGTAACACACAGAGCTTTGCGACTGCTTTCCAAATGGCTGGTAAGTTCACAGGCTTTGCCTTTGGTGGAGAATCAGGTACCACTACACTGAGCGGGCGTGACATTAAGATGTCCTACGATCGCAACAACTTTGACTTTGCACGAAACGGAGGAAAATAATGGCAGTGCAGCGTCTTTCTTATGGATCCTTCGATGGCTATTTCTTCTCCATCTATTACGACACAGACCAATTCAGTCCAGGCTTTTCGCCTGCTCCTGGCTTTCAGGGCTATGAGGAGACAGTGGCCAACTGGTCTCTGCGTTATGAGGGACAGGATACCAATACTCCAGGCATCATCCCTTCTCGCCTGGATCTGACTCTTGTCATGTCTGACGCTTATCTGAGGACCTATCTTCAGAATGCTCGCGGAGGTGTATGGATAAAGATGTACAACGGCCTCTCTTTGGAGTGGGCCGGGTACGCCATCCCAGACCTTGGGAGCATTGAGGTGATCAATGGGCAGAGATTCATCACGCTGGCTTTTGGGGATGGATTTGGCATGCTGGACTTCCAGGCCAATGAGTATGTCTACACGAATGTGAAAGCATTCACGAACCAGATCATGGAAATCCTCAACCGCCTGGAATTCTCACGCCTTTGGGATGGTCTTCTGGTGGCCAATACGCTGAAAGCTGCAAACGCTGGAAGCGGGAAAGAGGGACTCTACTGGACCGGGACCTTGCAGGAAGGACTGTACTACCAAGCAGATGATCCAGAATGGCAAACATATCGCAGCGTAATTGATCAGATCCTGACAATCTTTGGACTGCGCATGTACCAAGAGAAGGGCTACCTGGTGGTCAGAGAAATTGCTATTGACACACCAAGCCAGTGGCATGCTTACGACTGGGCTGGTGATTATGTCACCTCCTTCTCCTATACAAGCTCTCAGAGCGCGAATGTCATCGCAGGGGGTACTGAGATGTATCTGCCAGCAGTTAGGTCCTTAAAAACGACGACAACAGTCACACAGGACAGAATTGCATTGATATCTACCAAAGCTCCACGCCTGAATTATTATGTGGGTGATGTCATTCCTACTGGATCCAATCACTTAGATGGGTATGCCTCAATGGTGGCATATTTCCGTGTGGATCCATCTACACCACGCACAGATGTATTCTTTGACATCTTCGCGGTGATTCGTGTAGGAGCTTACTACTATAACGGCACGAGCTGGACCACCACCCTGAGCCAGTTCCAGATTGTAAACAATCACAAGGACAGCATTGAGAACCTTGGAGGCTCTGAGGCTATTGTGGCAGGCTTACCTTTTGCCATCACCAACTTCCACACTTCAGACCTACCAGAGGCAGGAATTGCTCCTTTGTACATCACCTACACCATTGTAGAAACTGGCGGACCTTATGCAGGGATCCAGGTGGAGCGCATTGATTCCAGCATTGAGTACTATTACCACGGAGACCTGCCTGATCAGACCGTTTTTCACATTGACAACGGAGCAAGCCGGAACGGAATTGATCGGGATTATTTTGTGACCATAGGAGAAAAGACAGACGGTTCACCAGTGGCTCAGCAGCTTCGCACCTTCTATCTGGAGCCCAGAGGAGTGGCTACACTTGTGCCCAGCAACTGGGACGGAGACAGCCTTCTACACCGCAGTGCTTTGCGCATGGCTCAGAAGCAAGCGCGCCCTGTTCAATACTACGAGATTGAGCTGGATGAGCGCATAAGCTTTTCCCATGCAGCCAGCTGGGGATCGGACACATACATTCCGATGAACTTGGAAATCAATTCTGATGGATCAAAAGTGACCTACATTGAGCAGATCACAGAAGATCCAATCCGGGATTCTAAATTCCAGCCAGCATGATCACCTTAAATAATGAACTACCTCCAAGCCTTGCCTACTTTGTCTATGTGACAGAGGACGGAGGCATTGTGGAGCTCAATACCTGCACCTTATGAACACTTCTCAATTTATTGTAATTTTAACAGGAGGGAACTACGCAGCCCCGATCTGGGAAGATTACTCTGCCTATGTGACAGCTGACAGCGGAACCCTTGAAGCTCGTGACTGCACCATCAACGCAATAGCCAACTTACTATGAGCCAGTTTTATGACCAGGCCAGCCTTGTGATGATCCCAAGCGGATACAAGACCGGCAAAGTTTACAGCCAAAAGCCATTGTCTGCGGACGGTGAACTAACCTTCACCCGCGCCTCTAATGCGACCCGTGTCAATAGTTCGGGCTTGGTGGAGAAGGTTCGCACGAATCTTATTTTGTACTCGCAAGATTTTACCAATGCCACTTGGGCAAAAACTGGATGCACCGTAACGGCTAATTATGCAACTGCCCCAGACGGAACTGAAACTGCTGATAGATTAGTTTTTGGAGCGAGCGGGAATGAAATTGTGCAAACCTTAACGGGAATAACTGCAGGTGCAGAGTATACAGTTAGTTTTTATGCAAAAACTGAAAGCGGAACGTTTAATTTTAGTTTTGGGAATATCGCCTACGCTACCTTAAGTGCTACGGCTACAACGGAATGGCAACGCTTTACAGTTACGCAAATTGCACCAGTAACAACACGATTTCCAAAAATTACTTCGGCAGGAGCGGGAACTTTAATAGTTTGGGGTTTTCAAGTAGAGAGTGACGTAGCAACGGACTACATCCCCACCACCACCGCAGCGGTAAGCGTAGGCCCAGTGAGTGGATTGCCACGCCTTGACTATTCGGATGGGTGCCCAGCC